GACCGGAGAACACCTATATGGACGTGAGTTTAAGTTTTACTGTCAATCTTAATGACGCTAATTCGATGTATGTACATAAAACATTAAGACAATGGTCAGATTTAATCTATAATCCCTTAACTGGTGCTATGGGTCTTAAAAACGATTATACAGGTACTATCGTAATATCAATCTTTAACAAGCAAGGTGATGTATACAGAAGAATAACTTGTAGAGATTGTTTTCCTACTAAACCTATAACTGCTATGAATTTAAGCTACATGTCAACGGATCTATATAAAATTGATGACATGTCTTGGGCGGTTGATTACTGGGAAGATCTATTCTTATAAAATAAAGAACAAAAATGGCAGGATTACCACATTTTACAAACTCTAAAGCAGCAATAAACTATTACGATCCGGTTTATCTGAACCAGTTCGAGGTGCTTATAAATCCACCATCAGGAATTGTTGATTCAGCTACCACATTTAAAGGTGAAAGTATATTAGCACAACAGGTTAAAGCTATAACTGGATTGGCAGTAGATATTGCTCCTGCTCAGACAGTTAATCAGCAATATAAATTTGCTACCAGAAGATATGCTGGCGGTGAACCTTCTCAGAGTGATATGACACTTACCATGGAATTCGAGGTTAACTTGAATGACGCTAATTCTATGTCTGTTTATAAAATTCTTAGACAATGGTCGGATTTAATCTATAATCCACTGACAGGAGCAATGGGTCTAAAATCTGACTATGTTGGCTCCATGTCTATATCAATATTTAATAAAAGAGGTGACGTCTTTAGAAGAATAAGAATACCTTCTTGCTTCTTGAGCGAGCCTATAAATGCAATGGAACTTGATTATGAAACACCAGCTATATACAGCATAACTGCTAGTTGGGTTTGTGATTACTGGGAAGACCTATTCTTATAATTAGATTAAAAAATATATCTTGAAAAAAAAGAGGCTAATTTGGTCTCTTTTTTCATTTTGTGTTATATAATAGATAAAATAAATTATTTATGGATAACATATCTCCGGAAGAAATTCTCAAAAGAAAAGAAATGATGGGGGGCATAGTATATGACGACCCATCCGATGTACAAACAAAGCCAGAGGTGAAGCCAGAGGCGAAGCCAGCTGAGGTTCAGCCAGTTTTAAGCGAACCTACGAAAAAAGATGTTGTCGAAAAAAATGTATACACGGACCAACCACCGGTTCCAAATAGTTTTGGCAAGGCACAATCCGTTTCTCCTGCATTTGATACAGGATGGAAAAATTTACCGGTTGATATACTGCCCTCTAAAGGAGTGTATTACCCGGAAGGAACAAAGCTAGCCATAAGATCAGCGGAAGTTAGAGAAATTAGACACTTCTCGACTATTGATGATGATGATAGATTGGATATAGAGGATAAACTAAGTTACATTTTGGACAGATGTCTAAGAATGGATTTTCCTGATGAAGGCGTGGTATCTTATCTTGATTTAAAACAAGAAGATCGATTCTTTATAATAATGGCAATAAGGGATTTAACTTTTGTTAGAGGCGAGAATTCAATAATGCTCCAGACAACAAAGAGATGCAACGAAACTCCTGATTGTCCATTTAATAACGGTATTGAGTTAAGAACCGGTGTTTTAAGCTCATATGAGTTGGATGACAGAATAAATAAATACTATGATGTTGAAAGCAGAACTTTTCTATTTGATGTAAAAAGAATAGGAAAGAAAATCGAAATGTCAATACCAAGTATAGGTGTTACAAAAGCAATCTCCAGATTTATTTCTGACATGAGTAGAAAGGGCACCGAGATTGATGACGGATTTATAAAAATTGCTCCTTTTATATTTAATGAATGGAGAGATTTAACAAGCGATAGAATACTTACTCAAATGAGGGAAGCTGACTATTGGACCAAAGAGGAATATAGTTTATATTTTGAACTTTCAGAGAAGATCAGAATTGGCACTGAATTGGAAGTTAAACAAAAATGCCCTGTATGCGGTGACAAGGAGGTCACTGCTGCGATCAACTTTCCCAGCGGGTTCAGATCTCTTTTCGTTATTTCAGATATCTTTGGAGAACTTCTTTGAGATTAAATTTAGACTTTGGAAAGAGCATGGATTAGACCCTGTTTGGGTAGAATCCATACCGTTTTATGAATATCAACTATGGCTAGACATGTTGAATGATGCTATAGATAAGGAGAATGCAGAAAGACAGACAGAGGATGGGGTTAAACAATTATTTAATCTGACTAAATAAAAAAATGAAATATATACATTAGTATATGGCAACGGATCAGAAACTTATATCATCACTATTAGATCTCAGCAGAAATGTCGATAAGCTTTCTGGTGACATTAAAAAGAATACAACAACAACATCTGATCTTGTTGAAACCCAGGCTAAAGCAGCCGATAATGCCAAAGATTTTGGAAAAATAGCTGAAGGAATAAAGGGACTTGATCTTGGAAGTTTAAAGGGAGAATTCTCACAATTAACAAAGGGTATAGGGGGATTAGATTTTAAAGGTTTATCTGAGGATCTAAAATCTCTTGATTTTAAGGGATTAACTCAGGGTATAAAAGGATTGGATTTTAAAGATCTAACTCAGGGTATAAAAGGATTAGATTTTAAGGGATTAACTCAGGGTATAAAGGGATTAGATTTTAAAGATCTAACTAAGGGTATAAAGGGATTAGATTTTAAAGATCTAACTAAGGGTATAAAAGGATTAGATTTTAAATCTCTCGGGCAAGATCTTAAAAAACTTGACTTCAAGGATCTTGCCGGAAGTATAAAAGGTTTAGATCTGAAAGGAATATCTGGTGCAGCGAAGGGACTTAATATTGGGGGGATTGCTAATGCAGTAAAAGGCGGGGGAATAAAGAACGTAGTTTCGGGATCTCTCGGAGGACTTGCAAAAGGATTTGGTAAAAAGCTACTTGGTGGATTCGAAGCGGGGGGAAAGGTTGAAAAGACAGGAAATTATCTTGTTGGAGAAAAGGGACCAGAAATCGTAAACCTCACTAAGGGATCTGCTGTTATTCCTAATGATATATTGAAGGAAAGACAGAATATATTAAAAAAATTAGGACCAAATGCTCCGAGCGAGAAAGAAATAGCTAATAAAAGAAATTATATTCTTTCAACAGATACTGAATACTATAAGGATGAACCCGAATGGCTCGAGAAAGATGTAAATTCATATTTAGAAAGCCTTGATAAAAGTGCATTTTTTACTCCAGATAATCTAAAAAGCATAACCGGTGGTGCACCACCTAAAAAGGAAGAACCTGTAGCTACTTCAATAGATAAATCTCAGGAGTCTAAGTCTGAATCTAAAGTTAAGGAAAAAAAGGATGGCTTATTTTCTAAAATATTTGGAAAGAAGAAGGACGAGGTTGCTTCCAAAATGGAAGAAAAAGATAAAGGACCTTCGTTATTAGATAGGGGTAAAGACTTGCTTAAAAATGTTGATAAGGAATCATTAATTAAAGGGGGTTCGGATCTTCTAAAGAATCCCGCGGATCTCTTAAATAACCCCGCAGGTCTTCTGAAAAGCGCTGGTGGAATTGGAATGCAAGCAATGCTTAAAAAGAAGGAAGAGGTTAAACCTGGTGAAATAAAAAATACGGTTAATAAATTATCAAAGCTCCCTGAACCAAAACGGTCTGCTAAGAATACCACAGCTTCCGCACCAACTGCAGAACCAGCTGATAAGACATCTGCTGTTACTAGTCAAACCGAGACTAATAAGGAGGAAGTTAAGACTTCATCCGCATCAGCAACATCTGCTTCTGCTTCTGCTTCTGCTTCCGATGGATCGGAAGGTATGAGTAAAGATGATGCTACTGAGATGAAATCGATACTTATGAGAATAGCATCACTATTGGAAGGTCCACTGAGTGTATCATCGATAGATGCACCATATAGACCGGATTCCAGAAGAGTATAAAAAATACCGTTAATTATTTTTTTATACCGGAATATTTGATTACTTTTACGGGAATCAAAGCGAGATAGAGATGATCAGTCCGGAAAAGTATACAGAAGCAATTAATACAAAGCATTACGAAAACACAGAATTCCTGGATGATGATTTTTTAAGTCTCGATATTTGGAGAATAATAAAAATCCCGTATCATAATGCTAACGGGTTTGTATATGAGGTATCTTCCCCAGCTGACAATTCAAATATAGCAGTGGACCAAAGAGACAGGATCTATCTGGAGATGTCTAATGTATGGGCTAAAAACTCATACTGCAAAAGAATGCAGGTCGGATGTTTAATAGTAAAAAATAAATCAATTATATCGGACGGGTATAATGGATCGCCCACTGGATTTCCTAATATTTGCGAAAGTGATGATAATATAACCCTACCTTACATCTTGCATGCTGAAGCTAATGCAATAACAAAATTAGCAAAGGGTACACAGGGATCAGAGGGATCAACACTATATGTTACCCTCTCACCGTGCTTTGAATGCTCAAAACTTATAATACAGTCAGGAATAAAAAGAGTTGTATTTACCGAGGTTTATAGAAAACCCGAATCGATATATTTTTTAGCTGAGGCTGGAATAGAAATTTTAAAAATAAGTAAATAATCCCTTAAACCCTTAATTAAAAAATGCAACAAAAAGAAAAAAACATCCAGAGATTAGCGGAGGATTTTATATTATGCAGAGATGATAAAAGCTTCAAGTTTTTATTTGAAAGACTAAGACCGGGGGTACTTAATCATTGCTTTCTTATCTTGAAGGACCAGGATCTTGCAGAAGATTCATTCCTTAACACTATGGCCAAAATATGGCTAAAGATAGATCAATATAATGGGGAAAGAGGAAACTTCTCCACCTGGTGCTATAATATAGCTAGAAATGAATCCCTGCTACTTATAAAATCAAGGAAGAGATATTATAGTCACAGCGATACTGAGCTTGAATATCTCTCATCCAAAAATACAATGGGTGATATAGGAGGCGAATATTTAATGGAGGACGACCCGTCATATGCATTTTTTAACGAGGGATCAAATCTTGATGATGTCTACGAATCGGTTCTTGATGAAATTAGAGATTTGCCTGAACTATATCGGGACATCATGATCGATAGGGAGATTAACAACATGAAATATAAGGACATTGCTGAAAAATATGGTATCAAAAAAAGATCCATCGCAACCAGAATAAGAAGAGCCAGAGGTAAGATAAGAAAAAAGATAGATGGAAACATTACAATAAATCTCGGATATAAAAAATAAAATTCTATGTTTAGATTATTTAAAGTAATAAAGGAGATATCCCTTTATAGGGAATATATTAAGATTATTAAGACTGAGGAAATGAACTCCCCTATATGGGCAAGAAGAAATCTGAGACGTGATTATCTAAATAGGATTTACACCGTTATTAATCTTCCCCCACAGATTCTACTATCAGCAGACCTTCCTAAGGAATCAAGACCCTCTTTTGTTGTTAGCGAGCTTAAATCAACCAACGAATACCTTAAGTCATTAAATCTGGAGGAACTACTAACCATGTGGATAGAACCTGTTTCTGGGACTAATGACGAATCATATTTGGCAGTATATCAATTTCTTTTCAGACACATAACATGGTTATGGATACTTAGATTTTTGACAGAGATCAGCATTATAATTACTATCATTGCTAAGTTCGATTGGATAATAAGTCTATTTTATAAATAATGGTTGAGGAGGTAGCTAAGGTAAAAAAAGAAATCGAGTTAAAACTTGAGTTCTTTACCAATGACAATAAGTTTAACTTCCATGAGGAATCTCACGTATATCGGTATGCTGGTATCAAGTATGATTCAGTAACCACTTTTCTTAAAACATTTAAAACACCATTCGATCGGGCATATTGGTCAAAAAGAAAAGCTCAGGAAAGAGGAGTTGATGTATCGGTGGTTCTTAATGAATGGCAGGGTAAGGCCGACGTTGCAAACAATCTTGGAACGAGGGTTCATAAATTTATAGAGGATTTCTGGAGCGGATTGGATCCGGAGATACCCGAGTATAATCCAGATGATGAATACTCAAAGAGAGTTAATAAATTCATGGATCTTTATAATAGAAAGCTTAAAGTATTTGTTCCGCTTAAATCTGAGTTACGAATTTTTTCCAGAAAATGGAGACTTGCTGGAACTATAGATCAGCCATTTCTTTTTTGGGATGAAAAGAGACAGAAAGTATTTCTTATAATAGGAGACTGGAAAACCAATGGCGATTTTAAGCATGACGATCATCCGAAGGGAAGGTATAAGAAATTACTTAGACCATTTGGACATCTATATGAGAATCAACACAACGAGTATTCGATACAAATAAGCTTGTATAGGCTCATTATAGAGGAGGAGCTTGGTATAGATACAGAAAGCGGATTTCTTTGCCATATAGGACCCGATAGTGACCCTAAAATATATCCGGCTAAGGATCTCAGAGAGCCTCTCAGAGCATACCTCGACCAAAATAGAAATAGTTTGGATATTTTTGATCTTGCATAGAAACAATTATCGATTTAAACAATAGAAATATAAAATAAAATAGAAATATGTCAACAAGTAAAAAGAAAGCGGAACCTATGGTATATGATTTACCTGGAGGATCAAACGAAGTGGATTTTGGTACATCGCCTATGGGAGAGGTGATTGATCCAATTTTCTCATATGATGAGGTGTTGGTTAATCAGATCCAGGATCAGATTGCAGCAAAGAAGGAAGAAATTAGAACTAAGGTTTATGCAGTTTCTTGCTCGGAAGAGTTATTTGCTAAATACGAAAAATTCATGGGTGAGGATGCTGAATGGAATTCTACCGAAGCTTTAGGTGTAGTCGAGGTAAATAAACACTTACAAAGAATTAAAAAGGAGGGTATAAAGGATGGAGTTATCTATCTTGGAGCTTTACCTTTAGAAGCAAGTCATTATTTTTTAAGCAAATCTAGAGGTTCTGGACTTAAAAGCGCGGAGGATTTTTTAAGATTATTCAAGGCTTTTGATCAGGCATTATCAGATGCTAAGACTGATGTTACTGAACTAAAAGATTTTGAAAAGAATTTAGCTGCTGCAATGCAGGGGGTTTCTCTTGGATAATATTAATAAAATTAATAAAAAAGCTAGTCTAATCGCTAGCTTTTTTTTTGTCTGTAATTTTTTGTAGATATATAAAAAACAAAAAAAGATTTATTATGAAAACAATCGAAAAGATCAAAGCCAATTCTTGGGCTATCTCTCTTTCGCTTTTAATGATTCTGTTTCTAAGACAGTGCGGAGTAAACAACAGTATCTCTAAAATTGAAAAGCAATCTAAAATACAGAACCTTTATATGGACTCTATTTGCACAAAAGTGGAGCTTAAAAAAGCAATAGAAATAGAGGGTTTAAAGGCAGAAAAAAGGATGATTCAATCTACAGATAGGAGAATCATGGATGTTAATCGTCAATCCGAGATTGATGCTGAGATTAAAAAATTAGAAATATCTAAATAATGAAAAAAGAAAAGACAAGCTATTTTATAATAGGGACTTTTGTCACTCTATATCTCCTTGTTTCTGTTATATCAACTATACACGTTATAGATTTCTTTAAATTATCTAATCCTACGTGGTTAGCTATAAGCTTAGCAATTGCATTTGAGGTAGGTGCAGCGGCTTCTCTAGCTTCCGTAATAACTCTGGAGAAGATGAATAGGGGTATAGTTTGGAGTCTTTTTATCATATTGACACTTATGCAGGCAATGGGTAATAT